ACCGATAGTGCTCCTACAGATGACTTCAAGATTAGAGTCAATATGAGTAATAGTGGATATCAGGCAGCAACTCCTATTGTTGATCCTGATCTGTCTATACTAAACGTCTATAAATATAAAATTTCAGATTCTAGTGCATCGACTTCGAGTTGGGTAACTAAAGAAGTTATTCTACAAGAAGAGATAGACGCTAGGGGACTTAGAGTATACTTAAGTGCATACAGACCGGCTGGTACATTTGTAGATGTGTATGCTAGACTTGTGTATCTCACTGATGCTGAGGTTCAAAGTGATTGGATTAAGTTGGTAAACTCTAACGAAGATATGTATTCTAATCAATCAAACACTTCAGACTATAGAGAGTTCCAATATGATCTTACAGAGTTAAGCGATGCGAGTAAAGACTATAGCAGTTTTCAATTAAAGTTTGAGATTAGACATGCGACTACTAGTGAAATCAATACTCTCGATTTAAAAGATCCATTAAATTCAGCATTGCCTCTTTCGACAGCAGAAAACATTTTTGCACACATTTACGACTATAGAGCGATTGCACTGACATGATAGACGAAGGATACATCAGAAGAGAAGTTGGAGTTGTCAGCAAGGATTTATCAGCCTTTAGATCAGCTAAGGCAAGAATTGAGCAGACTAAAACGATTAAGTCTTTGGAAGATCGACTAAATAATCTAGAATTAGTAGTACTAACACTACAAAAAACATGCAAAGAGATAACCAATGAGTAGAACACTAACGCAGATAACTAATCAAAACACTTTCGGTGTATGGAAAACCAGAACGAATGATATCATCAGCGTTCTTGGTGATGTTGTCACTATAGGGGCCAATGAAACTAATTCGGGAACCGTTAAAATTACTGGAGACATCATTGCAACTGGAAAGATAAACACTAACACTATAGAAAAGGTTACAGGTAATAGTGATAATACTATTACTGTAGGCTCAAAATTAGTTGTTACCGGCGATGGCGATGGAAATATATTTTTAGATCAAGCGACTGGCGTAGCAGGCAAGATCGTGTTTCGAAAAAATAACACTGCTACTTGGAAGATCGAAACATCTGCTGATCATACAGATTTAGATATTAAATTCGGTACGAAGTATCTTAGAATAGATTCTGATGCAGGAACAATAACAGGCGCAAATCTAACTATAGACGCTGATCTATTAAGCACAACTGGTACTCTCGCACTTGATACTACTGGTAATGCTGGAACAGCAACAGCTTGGGCTGCTTCTCGCACAGTAAATTTTATCCAAGGCGATGATCAAAGTGGTGATGTAACTGGTAGCTTTAGTATAGATGGTTCGGAGGATGTCAATGTACAGTTGTCAGTGGTCAACGATAGTCATACCCATGATGGGCGGTATTATACCGAAACCGAGGCAGACTCACGTTTTGTTCAAGCAGGCAGTGCAGTATTCACTGAAGCTGTTAAAATCAATGCCGAGAAACAATTATATTTTGGAAAAACATCAAGCGCCGCTGTCGCACACGCATCGATTCAATATAATTCTAGTCGTGAGTTGGCTATTGCTATGGTTGATGGTACCGGTGCTGGCAGCACACAAACTGCAGGAATAAAAATTGATCTGGCTGACAAAAACCTTATCATCAACGGCATAGGATCTGTCAATGGATCTAATCCTGGAAGATTTTCATTCGCAAGTTCAAGTGGAAATTTTGTAGCAGTAGGTGATATCACGGCATTCGGTAGTGTATCTGATCGAAACCGTAAAGAGAACATCGTTAAGATTGATAACGCACTAGAGAAGGTATCACAGATTTCTGGATATACATTTAACTATATCGGCGATGACACGCCTATGACTGGTGTTATTGCACAAGAGTTAGAAGAAGTTCTACCAGAAGTTGTTTACGAAACAGAATCACCAGATGGTACACAAAGCAAAGCAGTTCGTCATGGTAATATCGTAGGTCTGCTGATCGAATCTATTAAAGAATTAAAGGCAGAGATAGAAGAACTTAAGAAGG